TAAGTTTCACTTCTTTTTTCGTTTTTTCTTAGAACGTAGCTTTTTAAAATCAGCAGACGTAATTTTATCTCTAGGAGGAGCAACCCTAGCTAATTTACGCTGTTTACCTGAGTAAGAACCTTTAGGCATTATGCACCGTTGGTGATAGCACCAGAAGTAATAAAGCTGACGCTAACTGTTTCTAAATCACCTGTTACCGCAGATAAACTTGTTCCTGTAACCAATCCAGAAAAACTTACTTTTTTAGTTCCAGAAGTGTCTAAAAATAATTCAAACTGTGCATCACCAGCATCTTCTGTTGTTAAAACATCAGCTAATAAGTTTGCAGTTTCATTACCACTAGCTGCTGTATATAGAAAATCAATAGTGCCAGATCCAGAAATTAATCCCCCGACAAATGATCTTGATGTTGCTCCATGAGCAGTTACATCTAAGCTATCTTTTGTTGTATCTAATGTCCAGCCAGTAGTAGACACGATTGCTTCAGTAGTTCCAGATCCGTTTTTAAATTTTACAGAGCCTTCTTCACCACGAAAAAATGCCATGATTCAAAGAGAAAAAAGAGTATTTATAAATAGTTTAACTTGTTGTTGACTTTTTTACAGTACCTTTACTGTTATTTCTCATATATTGTTCACATCTGGGATCCCAAAGTGCAGGATTACGCTTTCCTTTGACTTTCTCGATGATGTCGAGCATTTCATCTGTAATTTTGGTCATTTTTTCTTTTTAGTAGTTTTTTTACGTCTATGTTGATACTTTATTTTAGCACTACCAGTTTTTTCACGCTTAAATCTTGCTTTTTCAGCACTTGACATCTCTTTTGTTGTCTTAGGTGTCTTACTTGATACACGTTTACTAGGTCTACAGGCAGGATAACCTCGTTTTTCACCTTTTTGCCGACCACAAGGCTTGCCAGTTTTAACATCTACCCAGTTTTCTTTGAACCAACGGGTTAGACCGCCACTACTTCTTGCCACGTTTCTTAGTTCCCGTGCGATAAGTACCACCACGCTTTTTGTACTCTCGTACAAGCCATGCGTTAGCGTAAGCAGAAGGATAAACAGCAAATTTGCGTTTAGCTTCCGCTTTTACCCTAGAGTATAACGCTTTATTTACAGGAACATTCGCCACGTTTTTTACCTCCCTTCTTTTTCTTCTTCTTTTTCTTAGTAGTAGAATGGTACATAGTAAGAATTAGGTAGTTCTTAATATATTCTAAACGAAGTTTGGCCTAATGTCTCTGGTTTGGCAAGGTTGAATTGCTGTAAACATAAATACCCAAATGCGTCAAAAGCATGATCCACACCCAAGTTTTTATTAGGCAATCCAGTATTTGGTGCATATGTAAGAGTTCTTAATGCTTTTATTAATTCTTTACAACGTGGGTGAATAAATGTTCTTCTTTCTCCGTTTGCATCATATAAAGCTGTGTTTACAGCAGTAATCTTATCCCTAATTTTCCACGGACTTTTTGGACTCATAACAGTAAATCCGCTTCTTCTTAAAATATTGTGGTCCGTAACTCCTACTCCACTTGTTTTTCTAGCACTACCAGTAGGGTCGGGACAAGCAATAACTCTTCGATCTACCCCGTATCTTTGTACAACTTCCTCCGCAAAATCCCAGGTTGTAGCTCCTCCCGTCAACATAATTTCGTCAAATACATAAAGATTATTATTATGCTTAACAGCACAAATTCCTGCCATAGGGTCCACATTAAAATCTAATCCCATGATTAATGGCAACATATGTAGATCTTCTACCTCGCTGCTGATATTCTCATCACCAAAACTGACAGCCACCAATCCTGTAAGATTTTCAAAACTTGCCTCAAATTCCTGTTTAAATGTTCTGCTATCCAGTTGAGCCTTCGCAGCCTCGACTTCCTCTGCTGGAACATTTCCCCCGTCTATTGTCGTAAAACTCCACCTTTTCCAATCTCCCGTAGGATCTTCTGGAACATAACACCATAAGTCGTAAAACCAACTTGCCGTGCCATCAGGTGTTGAAATGAATAGTGCCCAGCCTTGTTTATCAGCTAATGCTGGTCGAATAACCTGGAACCAAACGTCAGAATCCATAAATGCTGCTTCATCTAAAACAACACCAGCTAAACTTCTACCTCTTAAGGTTGTTGCATTTTCTGTTCCCTTCAATTCAATAAGTGATCCGTTTATAAGTTCGATTTTTAAATCTGTCTCGTTTTTGCTTTTTACCCATGTAGGCGGTACTAATTTTTTTAGTTCCTTCCAGGCAATGTCTTTTGCCATGCGATATGTAGGTGCACAGTAGAAATATGTCTCGCCTGGTCGTTTTATCGCAGCGTTTACAAGTTCTATACAAGATAAATATGATTTTCCAAATCTTCTGCCAGCCACCAGTACCCTAAATCTGTTTTTTGCATTGAACACCTCCCCCTGTGCCCACCTTAATGTTAAGTTTTCTCGTGTTTTTACACTCATGTAGTACAAAATAACCCTAATTTTAATTTATTTTGTAGTTTTTATCGACTAATTTGCTATTTTAAGGTTATTATTCAATTAGTAACATAAGTTTCAGTCCGTGACAGAAGCAATCCTACAGAATTTTGACGATAGATCCGTTCCAAAGAAAAGAAATCCAGGGAGATCCCCTGATATGGTTATAGAACAGAGAAGGCAAAGGTTGTATAAAAGACAGTTAGACGGTTTACCTACTAGGCATCTTGTTTTAGAACATTCTTCTAGAGAAGGGGTTTGTGTAAAAACTGCATGGAACGATTGGAAAGAGGTAACAAAGTGGAATGAAGAAGATTGGCAAAAAGATAGAGAGAATATGATTGCCAGGCTGCAAGCTATGAGAGTTAGACTTTTTGATAAGGCTTGTAAAAAAGGTCAGTTTCAAACTGCTGCTCAGATATTAGATTCACTAGGTAAAGTAGTAGGGGAGAGTGTAGAGACTGTGAACATAAATGCTCCAGAACTAGCTATACGAATAGAAAATCAAAAAGATAGT